GTTTGCGGCTGATGGGAGGTGGAGGCGAACACCAAACGCTCGGCAAAAAAACTTACGCACGAGGGGTAGCCTCGCACGGCACTCCATGCGCCTTCCCTCCATCGGATCGTTCCCGCCAAGACCGAGGTGGGCAACCGCTTGAGCACAGTGGCCGTCACTGTGGTGGAGTTGGTGAAGCCCGTGATCTTCACCACGCCAAAGCCGGAATGCAGATAGGTCCACGAAAGCGTGCCGTCACTCTCTGTCCCGGTCGTATGCACCGGAGCACGAGACTCCGAACGCTTCCCCACATACAACCAGTTGACATTTCCATCGCTGACTGTCCCGTTGGTGTGCGTGGGAGCCGTGTCGCCGCTGCTGCCGGCACTCTGCGCCCGATAAACATTCTCCCCATGGTGACAATGACGCCCGATCCCCCAGCCAACGGAAGGCTGCCAAGCAGATGAACCAACCAAACGGGCCTCATTGGTGGCCGCGTTGGTCCCGCTGAGAACATAGACTAAACCGTCGCTTTCAACCTCAATCCCGGTTTCATAACACACGCCCTGGGCCCACGCCACGTGCTTGGACTTGGTGGACTCTTCCAACCGGAAGATTGCTCCCACATGCCCTGGCTCAAACAAAGGCGAGGTGCTGGTCAGCGTCACGGTCCCCGTCACAGCGGAGGCCGTGATCGCCTGAGCGTCATTGGTGTTGAGATCGAGATAAGGACCATCTTGGAAGTCGATCACCTGCAACGTCCATGAGGTGTGAGAAAGGCGCGAGAGTTTGCGCGGCGCATGATTCGGATGCGCCAGGTAAAGCACATCCGCGCTTTGCGCGTAATAGAGCCCATCCAGGTCCGCCTCGGTGTAAGGGCTGGCAATCTCCACCGGAGTATTGGGGGGACTCTCAATGCGCCCTTCGTCTTTGTAGAAGCGGATATACTGATCCCCAAATTCTAGGATGTAGCTCTGGATGTTGGAAAAAGAAAACGGGATCAGCCGGGTCTTTTTATTGGCCAACTTCGCAGGTTTAACAAACCGCGTGCCCGGCCGTCGAAAGAGTCCACCTTGCGGGGAAAGAAGAAAGTTCTCCAGCTTGGCGCACCCATTCCCATACCGCTGGACATCCACTCGTCCGCGCATCGCCGGGGAAAGTTCCCCCGCGTTGAACGTGGTCTGGATGCCATTGAACGGGGAAATCCGCGCCGCCATAGTCGATTACCCCCACAACCCGGAGCGGCGTCGGGCGCGCTCGTAATGGTCAAGCTGGAGTCGCTGGAGGTCGTTCTCTTGCGCATCCACCGTCTTGGCAAAGCGCAGCTGGTCCTCAAATGAGGCTCGCAGCCGAGAGTGCAGCTCGGGATTTTGGAGCAAGGTGTTGGCGAGGTCGGCGGCCAAGTAGGCCGCAATGCACTCTGCGCAGAGCGTGTCCAGCCGGGTCACGTCGTCCACCGCCGCCACATAGACCAAATCAATCGAATCCGCATCGGCCAAAATCCGGCGGCCTTCGATCTCATACGGCACGCCGCCTTCCAGCCGCAGCACCCGGAGGCAATCGACCGGAAGCGGGAATGACGCATCCCAGCCGAAGGCAGGGGCGGTTGTCTCTGCCGCCAGGGTGATCCGTTTCTGCGCGCAGTTCCACGGGTGCAGGCGCAGCACGGTGTCCCGGCATGGATTGAGGCGCACCTTGGCCACTTGCGCGGCTTTGGCGTCATCGTCCAGCGAGATGATCGTTGGCACGCCGAGGCGCACCAGAGCGCCATTAACAACCTCGATCCAAGATGTCGCCATGGGCACCTTTTAGTGTGAGGCCCGCCCGGACAGGGAGCGGGCCAAGGAGGAGCAAACACCCGTCCCTGTCCGGCGGGTAGGGCAAGTAAGCCCCAAGCAGATCAATGGGTCACGTAGAAGACCGCGATTTTAAGATCGCGATTCGCCGCGTAGTTCGCGCCACCAGCGGTAGCCACGATGGTGGTATCGGCTGGCAGGATGTAACCCAAGCCGGTTAGGGCAATGTCATCCGTCCGCCCCGCAGCCGCCACGCTGGTCGAAGCCAGGTAGCGGTTGGCGCTGCCCGAGTCCCCAATCGTCAGGGTGGCACCAGTGCCCATCGCACCGTAAGCCGCTTGGAGGCCGACAATGCGCGCCCCCTTGGGCAGGGTGAAGAGGTTGATGGTGTCGCCGTTGTTGACGGGCTGCGTGGTGGTATTCAGCTCGGCGTAGGCCAGGCGGATTTCCCCGCTCAGGTCCACGGGCTCGGTGGGGTTTTCAAAGCCCACCGAGTTTTGCTTGTTGAAGGTAGTGGAATTGATGGCTGGCATTGGATTCTCCGGTTAGGGGTTACAGGGTTTCGTCGCAAAGGATTTCCACGACTTTCTCTTCCCACATCCGGACCGCCCCGAAGGAGGCCATGATGGAGATTTGCAAGGTGTAATCCTTATCGGCGCGCTCGGCGATGCGGCCCTTCACCGGATCAAGCCAGCAGAACTTGATCGCACTTTTCGGGTAGGCGAGCACGCTGCGGTTGTTGCCGGTTTTGTTGAGCTGCTGGCTGACGACGAACTTGAAGCCCATGAAGGTGTCCAAGCTGCCGTTGACCAAGGCACGCACGGTGTTGTAATCCGCGCTGGTGACCTCCGTGGTGCGGAGCAGGCTGTTCATTTGGCTGGCCGACAGGATGAGGAATTGAGGCTCCCCGTCCATGACCGCCTCTTGCTGGTCGAGCAGCAGGCGGGCCCGGCGCAGCTTGCCGATGGTCAGGTTGGAGTTTGCCGGGGAACCGGTCTCGACAAAGTTCACCGCGACTTGCTGGCTGGTGGGGAAGGTCACCTGGGTCGTTCCGCTCTTGCCGGCGTAAACCGTGCCAGTGGCGGCACGCACGATTTCCAGGTCAATGGCCTTGTTCATGCCACGCACCAGGGCAGCGGCGTAGTCGCTTTCCGGGCTGATGGCCAAGCGGAGTTTATCGGAGTGATCGAGTGGGACGTGCTGAATGTAGTCCTCCGGCTGCACGCGGCGGCGGGAGTGGGCAGGGTCTTCCCACTCGGTATCCGAGTAACGGGACTTCTTCTTGGGAATACCGATGTCACCAAGACGATCGTAGTATTTGAACTCGGCGCCAGTCTGGTCCAAGGTGACCGTCTGGAGCAGTTTGGGGGTTTGGTTGCGAGCGATAACGTCCAGCGAGTTGTTGAACTCTTGAACGAAATTGTCGCCAATAGTAGCAGGCATATTGTTGTCTCCGTGTTGTTTCCGCCGTCGTTTGTTCGGCGGAAAGGGTGAGTTTGTGAATCTCGGCTGAGTTCTCTCCACACGGAGGCTCGGGCCTTTGTGGGTTTATCGCTCCCACCGACCGCATCTTTTGATGCAGCTTCACGGAGACATTTGCTCGGGCGTGCGGTCCGGCTTGCGCCTGGATTGTCGCCTCGTTCCTCGAACGCCTCACCACGGGTCCTACCGGATTTCTCTCCGGTTTCGGATTGTCCGATCCTTGATCTGGCCCAAGGAAGCCCCAAGTTGCCGGTCCACGGGTAATGCTCCTGGTGGAGCAGAATTGTCCGTCTGGATGCTCCATTAGAGCATAGGCCTATTTTTTGCAAGCACAATCTTCGGTGCCGCCTGTGATCGGCACCGGAGAGGCAGAGATCTGCCACTGCTCAGCTGACACGGAGACGCTGGGGAGTGGGGCCTTGTCCAAGTCCACCGGGGAAATGCAATAGCGGATGTCTTTGACTCCCGCTGCCTGGGCTTCCTGTTCCCATTCTTTTTCCAAGTGGAGCGTGCTGGCCGCTTCCGTGAGGGCACGCCGGATGACATTGGCCGCAACGGGGAGGCGATTCTTTTTTCCCGCTGCCCGGAGCAGTGCCAACAAAAGTTTGGCTTCGTTGTCGGGCCACGGGGGGATGTCCTGCCCCCTGGGGCCGGGGTGTTTCTTGGCCATCATGGCGGAGAGATAGGGCAAGGCTTTTTCCTGCCACCATTCACCAAGGCCGGCTTGGAACCTGCGCCCATGAATGTCTCGCACTTCACTGGAGGACTTGCCGACACCAAAGGCCAGCGCAATGCGTTCCCAAAGCCAATCAGGGGGGCGTCTGTGGCCTGTCTGGAATGACAGCAAGGTGAAGCGCGGAATGCCAATGGATTCCGCGAACCCCTGTGCCGTCTGACGGACTGCGGGGGGAATTAGACGCATGATGGAGATTGGTTTAGTAGGCATGGCTGGCGTCCTAAAAAAGATGTTGCGTTATCACGCCCCACCACTCGGATAGGCCACTTCGTGCAGTCCCTTCCAGCGGGCTTTGGCTTCCTTGTGGTTAGGGTGGCTGGCATCCAGTAGGCTCTTCGTAAACTCCTTGTCGGCCTTGAGCCGCCCGATCTCTGCCAGCGCAGCGGATGGGCTGCCCCGGAAACTGCCAGAGAGCCCGGACGCCCCACCGAGAATCACCCGGTCCTCGGCCATGGCCTTCCCCAC